GGCAGCACCACCTTGGGGGCGGGCTTCCCATTGATCGGGTTCGTTTCGGCGGGAGTGAAGTATTCCTCATACTGTTCACGGATGCCCGCCAGCTGCTCCTGGAGGGATTTCGCGCCCGCCCCGCGGTCCACCAGGCCGTAGACCGTCTCGAAGAACTTGGGCTTGACGCCCTCGAAGTCCTTGGAGGTTCGCGCCGCCTGCATGGCCTTGTAGTCGTCGAACTGCCCCTGCAAAGCCTTGTAGTCGTCGCTCTCCTTGGGATCCGGAGCCACTTGCCCCTTCTCCCAGTCCGCCTTGGCCTGTTCCAGCGCCGTCTCCTGGGCCTGCTTCGCCGCCGCCTTGGCGATGTAGCCGTCGTCCAGCGCCCGGCCGTACAGCGCGAAGACCTGCTCGGTCTTCTGCTCCGCCGTCAGCTGGTCGTTCGCCAGGATATCGTTCAGCGCCTTCCGGGTGAAAATGTTCGCCATATACGCCTCCTTTTTACGGTGCCCGGGTCCACTCACCAAAGCCTTCCCCAGGCAGCGAAGCTGCCGGTTCAGGGTGTGCGCAGCCATGCCCTTGGGCGTGTGCGCAGCCATACCCTTGGGTAGAAGGTGACCGCCGAAGGCGGTCGGATGAGGTCGTTCCCCTTAGAGCGATACACCGTCCGCGTTTTTTTCGTCCCGCCGGACGTAATGGTATGAAAAAAGCACCTCGCAAAAGATGCTTTGATCAGCTGTCAAATCAGGCAGGAATCACCCGGTTCTCGAACTTCTTATAAACGTCGAGATACCATTCCTGATTGTCGCCGTTGTAAGTCAGCTCGTAATACATGCCGTCGAACAGCGTGCTGGAGAACAGATATTTCCAGTCCTGAAGCGCCTTGGCCTTCCAGACCATGAACACCTCAAACTTCGGCTCCGAATGAGTCATGGGGACAGGTTCCCTGACTCACTCCCGCTGGAAGAATTCGTCGTCCCCGTCCTCTTCCACCGTCTTGCCTTCTCCCCTGATCTTCGCCACAGCCGCCTCTGCCTGTGCCTCGCTCTCCCCGAGGTACCACTGCCGCAGCTCGGCCTTGCTCATGACCCCGCTGTTTACCAGCATCAATCTCTGCTGCAGCTGCGCGTCCACGTCGGTGAGAATGCTGTCGTCCCACTCGAAGGACGCCGCCCATTCCCCCGCCGGCGCCAGAGCGTACAGCGTCGCATATACATCCATCGCCCGCAGCACATCCCGCAGGCACTTCTCCAGCGCCTTCTGGTTGTCGGCGACGGTGGCGTAACTTCGCTGCTTGACGATCCTCAGCTCGGTAGCCGTCCGGGCGTCCACATTCGCGTCCGAGAACGTCCCCCGGCTCAGCCCGCACAGATCCTCGAACCGAATCAACAGCTGGTTCAGCCCGTTGACCAGGCTCACATCTCGCAGCGTCGGCGCGAAGACCTCATAGGTCGCGTCGGCCCCGGTGTCCACCGCCCGGAACAGCCGCTCGTTCAGCCTGGGCAGCTTGTGCCCCTTGCCGTCACTCTTCTCATACAGCGCCGTCGGGTCCACGTCCACCGCAAGCTCGCCGCCCTCGAACTCCCACAGCAGCCGGGAATACTGAAGGTCGATCTCCCTGGCCACGTCCACCGCCTTGGCGAACACGGAAGCCCCCAGGGCGCAGTCCGCGTCCACGGTATTCGCCGCCGCCACCTTGTACCAGCCGAACAGCATCCCGCCGGCCCCGGTGATCGTCACCTCCGGCTGCAGCGCCGCCCAGCGCTCCACGGAAGTCAGCGGCACCTCGGTACCCAGGCTGTCCTCGTGGGTCGTCTTGAACGCCCGCTGGGTGATGGTCACGTCCTCGCCGTTCAGCGTGTGCCGCTCCAGCCGTGTATAAATGACCTCCCCGTCCCGGAACACATCCGGGATGATGACGTCGCTCAGGTTCCCCGCCCCGTCGAACGCCAGCGGGTACAAACTCCAGTCCGGCGCGAAATCGAAGTATATCTTCCCCGATGCCGGGTCCGGACATGGCTTGACGATCATACCGCCGGCGGCGCAGCCCACCTCCAGCTTCAGCCGCAGCACGCCCAGCAGTCCCTCGAACGCGCCCTCCAGGAACTCCGACCGCTCGTTTTCCAGCGGCTGCCCATCGGCATCCTCGCTGCCGGCATCCACCGTGGCCTTCATCTCCAGCACCACCTGCCGGGCGATCTCACTGGCAGCCATGGCGCACAAGTTCAGGCTCTTGACCTTCCCCGGCTCCTTCCACGGCGCCCGGTCGTGGTACAGCTCGCACCACAGGCCCAGCGCCCGCGCCATCTCCGGGGCGAGCGGCGTCCTGATCTGCTCCGCTGCGGCGATGTCTTTGTACGGAATCAAACGGCTTCTCACCCTTTCGATCAGGTTCTTGATCAGCGTAATCAGGTTCACGGGCTCATCACCCCTTTAAAGCGCCCCCACGGCCTGCCAGGCGGCGTGGATCTTCGGCCCCTGGACGGCGATCCAGTCCACCATTTCCTCATTGTTTGCCTCGCGGCGACCGGGCCAGAATCTTCGATTCCGGACCGGTCGTTTTTGCCCCAGGGGCAAAAATTGCCCGCCCAATTCCGAAGGACTTGGTCGGGCAACCGCGCCCTCCACCTTAAACGAGGAATCCGCCAGGCCGGACTCGTCAAAGAAGGCGTGGACGATCTCATGCCGCAAGGTCTGCCTCATGCTGGCGTCGTCGTACTCCTCCGACTCCTTTTCCCATTCCGGCCAGGTCCGCATATCGCAGATCACCAGCTGCTTGAGCAGGCCGTCGCAGTAGCCGTCGATGCTCAGGTCCCGGAACCGCTCGTCCTCGTCGTACTTCCGAATCAAAATCGTGTATTCAGTGCCGAGGATACTCACCTTGTTATCCATGTCACAGTCCTTTCCCCGTGGAATGAGGGGACGGTTCCTCATTCCACTTCCAGCCTTAAAAATGGAATAGGGGGACGGTTCCTTATTCCACTTTCACCATCAAAAAACGGAATGAGGAACCGTCCCCTCATTCCATCACTGTCCCTTCCTCCGCCAGATCGACTCCGTCGCGTACCGCACGGCATCTATCGCATGGTCATTCCCGTCCGGGTAGCTGTTCAAAATTTCCCCGTCCCTGTTCCGCTCGTACTCATACGCGCTGAACTCCCGGGCCGCGTTCGGGCACCGCACCGGGTCGATGACAATCGCCCTCAACCCCTGCAGCCACTTGAACCCATAGCGTCTCGAATCCGGCCCCTTGATGGCCCCGCGGCACATGCTGCCATACGCCCTGTAATCCTGTATGGACTTCTCCTCGGCGCTGTCAGCGATGATCAGGTCGAAGTCCCGCACGCCCTTTAATTCCTTCAGCGCCGCCCAGGTCTGGGCGTTGGACTGCTTGTTGGCCCGGTACTCGTCGATCAGGTACAGCACCCGCCGCGCCGGATCCCAGTGGACCTTCATCCACTGGAACGGGTCCGGATACCAGCCCCAGTCGATGCCCATCAAAATCCGGTCGAAGCCCTTCAGCTCCCCGTCGGCGATCTCCCTGATCTCCAGGTTGTCGAACACCTCGCCGCCGCTGCCGGTGGCCTCGCCCAGGTAGTCGTGCCGGTAAGCCCGCTCGTCGGTGTCCCGCACGTGCCCGGCCTCGGCGATGAACTGCGGTCCCAGCCATTCCTCCGGCGCTTCCAGATACGTGGAATGATGCCGCAGCCGGTCGCTTCTCTCCTCCAGCGCGTCCTTGTTCACCCAGCTGTCCCGGGTGATCGGCGGGTTGTAGGTCTCGAAGTTCCAGAACACCGCCCCGCCGCGCATCGTCGATTGCAGTATGTTGCGAATCTCCGCCCGCCCCGCGAACTGGTCCAGCTCCTCGAAGTGGGTCACGGCGATGTACCCGAAGGGCGCCTTGATGGACTTGATCTTCATGGGGTCGTCCGCGCCCCGGAACATGATCCGCTGCCCGGTGGGCCTGTAGATCAGCTCCATCGGGCTAACCTTCGCCGTCCACTGCTCGGCCATGCCCAGCTCGCCGATGGCCCAGAGGTACTGGCTGTATACGCTGTCCCTCAGGGTGGCCCCCACCTTACGCAGCACCAGGGCGTGCGTCTGCGGGTACAGCGCCAGCAGCAGCGGCGTCAAAAGGGAGACCGCGCTGGATTTCAGGCTCCCGCGCCCGCCGGACAGGTTGTAATGGGTGTGCCCGTGATCGAACACATCCCGCGCCACCCCGTGCCACGCGGGCCCCAACAGGGTCGACAACCGAATCGTGTTCATACGTCGATCACCACCCGGCTCCCCCCGTCGGCGTCCTTCACAGGCAGGTCGCCCGCCAGCTCCTTGTAAGCCGCCGTCAGATCCCGCAGCTTCATCATGCGTACCTCGCCGCCGTCCCCGGTGGTCTTGAGCTCCGTGACATCGCAGGGAATGGCCGCCGCGGCCCGCTCCAGCATCTGCAGCAGCGCCATGCGGGTGCGGCGGGCAACCTGGACCTCCCCAGCCGCGCTGCCCGCCGCCTCAGGGCGCGCCCTGCCCGCTTTCTCCGAAGGCGGGCTTCCGGTGTCCGTGCCGTGGCCATCCGCCTCCACCGGCTTTGCGGCAGCCTCCGCCTTGACGCCGCCCCGCGCCTTCGCCGCTGCCCAGCCCTCCGCGCGCGCCCGCTTCCTCAGCGCATAGGCGCTCACGCCATGCTTCTTCGCCAGCGCGTCCTGGCTCAGGCCGCCGGCCATGTACTCCGCCCGCACGGCCTCCCAGTTCACATCTTCCCTGTCGATATCAACCAACTCCCTTCGCGTCATGCAAAACGGCGGCCGGGCCATCGCCCGTCCGCCGCGTCATTCGCGTTGCCAAGTCCTGCTATAATGATATTATCACGCCAAAAGTGTTTTTTCGTGTCGAGTTATTGTGCTTCATCATCTTTTAACATTTCTACAGCCCTGAGCGCGTCCGCGTGCATGTGCTTGACCCAGTCCAGGGAATAGCCCATGCGCCTTGCGATCTCCTTCCATTTCCAGCCGTTCAGGTACCGATAGCACAGCACCTCCCGCTGGCGAGGGTCGGCCAGGGCGTCGATCTGCGCCATCGCCGCCAGCTCCTGCCGGACGACCTCGTCGATTTCCCGGTCCAGCGCCTGCCGGAGCCGTTCCATCGATTCCGAACCGCCGCCGGTGCGGCACTGCCGCACCTGCTCATACCAGTCGCGCCGCTCCATCAGCGCCTCCACCCGCAGCTTCGACCGCCTGGCCGCCATCAGCGTCTCCTTTGGATCCATCTCGCCGCCTCCTTCTTACCGCCGGGGCCTCGCGCCGCGCCGAACCGCCCGTCCGGCGCTTCATCCATCAAAGATACCGCCTGACGCCGGGCACCTTCTTAAGCAGGAAGGTGATGGCGCCCGCCAGCAAGAATGCGGCGAAAACCCACACCCAGCTGGCCAGGTAGGAATGCAGGATCGGCTCGAGCGCGTCATAGATCCCCACCAGCTCGCGCCTGCACGGGTATTCCAGCAGGTAGATGCCGAAGGTCAGCCCCCCCACCAGGGAGATCGCCCCGGCCAGCTTCGGACCGGGCCTGTGCCGCTGTTCCCACAGCCCACACAGGTAAAAGACCGTAACGGCGGGGACAAAGGTGAGGATACTGTGGAAGGAATCGCTGGTGTTCTTGTCCCACCTGTCCAGCAGGTTGCACTTGTAGCAGACCATGAAGCAGCTGATGCCGATAGTCAAGGCGCTGCCCGCGACCAGGGCCAGCGCCGTGCGCCCGTCCAGCTTTCCCTGCCGCTGCTTTGAATCGATGTACCACCCCATCAGCGGGTAAAATACATAGTCCATGTTGATCGGAAAGGCGAAATGGCTCTCGTGGCTGGCCGTGCCCTTCCACAGCAGGAAGTCCACGTAGTTCAGCGCGCGGATCAGCGCGAACATCCAGAACATCCAGCGGAACTCCCGGTCCCCCATACCCGCCGCCAGCTTCCTCAGCAGGGGCAGCATCAATATATACGCCAGGTACCGGTACAGGTACCAGTAGGGCGTTGAGATCTCCCCGCTGTACAGCCGCTTCAGGAAGTCCGACACCGAAAAGGTCATTGCCGACGCCCGGAAGCACCGGTAGCAATAGATCAACAGCGACGCGACGACGAGCACCACGGCGAACCGGGCAAAGCGCTTCTTCAACAGCGTCCCATAGGGCTCTTCCCTGCCCATCAGCACCGCCCCGGAGACCATGAAGAACAGCGGCACGGCCATCCTGATGAACACGTCGCTGAACAGGTAAAACCCAAAGAACGCCGATTCCCGCTTCTCAAGGAAAAGCGTGGCGCCTTTGTCGTTCGTGTGGATGAACATCACCAACAGTATTGCCAGGATCCTGACCAGGTCGATGTAAACGCGCCTCGGCGGTCTGGCCGTCCCCGCATCCGAATGCTGCCGATTTTCCATATCTGCTTCCGTCGGGCAGACCGCCCGACACTCCTTTCCCGCGGTACAGCAGCCATTATACCATATTCCACGTCCCCTCGCAAGGACAAAAGCCTGCGCAGCCACGGCCTGCGCAGGCGTTGCGATCCTATCACAGCATGATGAACATAAGCACCCGTAGGGGCGATCTCCGTTCGCCCCTGCGGTAACGGTTTGCAATCAGAAGGTCACATCTCTGCAATTCATGCGTTCGCCGTGGATAATGCGCGATTTATCCTTGACATTGCTCCCATAAAATGATAAAATTTACATTGAACTAATGTTTATCCTATGAGTTGGAAAAATAAGTGATGAGAAAGTGCCCCGAATCGCTCAACATGGGCCGCGCAAACCGTTGCCCCAAACACAAAATGGAGGGAAGATCAGATGTCACTGCCTGGAAAGCTTTGTATCGGGATATTGGAAGAGGACAATCCCCTGAAATCCTATTTCCGCCTCAAACCCCTGTTGGTGGAATCCGAAGGTCAGTATGTCCCCTATACCCATCATGAAAATTACCCCACGGAGGGCTGTATCCGCATCGTGCCGGACAAAAATGAATCCTATCACTTCAAGACGCGCATGCGCAAGCTCGGGCTGTTCTGCGTGGTGGACCTGCGCTCCCACCCGGACGACAACGACAAGATCCGCCCCAACAAGAACTTCCGCGAGGATTCGCCGGAGCAAAACGCCTTTATCATCTATTCCGACGTGGTGCGCGAACCCGCCCCGGACATGATCTTCGAGATCCTGCCCGAGGAGGCCCGGGACGGCGTGCTGCCCCCGCCCCGCACGGCCCAGGTGCTGCTGAAGGGCGAGGCGCTGCATTCCGAGCGCTACGGCTGGGAGCTGCTGCCCGGCGCTGAAGACAAGGCCCAGCTGCTGCCCACCGACCAGACCTGTCCCGAGGGCAGCCTGCAGGTGTTCGACCTGGAAACCTTCAAGGGCAACCGGATCACCTTCGCCATCGCGCCGCCCCCGCCCTTCGAGCGCCCCGCCGGGCACGCTGTCCCCGCCGGACACCTCGCTCCC